CTGGTGCGAAGGAAAATTGAAAGTCCGAGGAAAAAAAGAAAATGTCGTAAAGTGGCTCACTGAATGTGTGGCTGTATGGAATCCTGACGTTGAGGAAGGCAAGCCACTTTATGATGCTCCGATTTTCAGAAAATACGAAAGCGGCGTTTCCTATACCTACGATGATGACGAGCTTCATGTTTGCGTAAAGCAAGAAGCATACATTGCCGGAACTAGAAGAAACTTTGTTCAAAAGTGTGGAAAGGATTTCTTTTTTGGCGCAAAGGACGGAAAAGACATTATCGTTCTGCCAGTGCAGGCGGCATGGGCATTTGAATCTGAGCCATACGAAGAAATGTCAAAACAATATGGTCTTGATTTTAGGCTCTATGGATATGAGCGCGGAATGGAGTTTAACCAAGAAATTGAGGTTGTAAACGGAAAAACGACTATAAATCGTGAAATTACATTCGAGGACTACTACTGGGAGTGCCCCGACCCGGAGATGGGAGGCTGATAACATGACTCGCACATGGACACCTGACACCGACACACCAAAGCCTGACAGCGGCGTGGATTACCGCACCGTCAAGGCGTGGTTCCAGCAATGCCGCGACCTTGCGGCAGCTATCGAAGCCCAGAAGCAAAAAATACAGCGTATCAGGGACGTGGCCGAAAAATGCACCCAGAGCCTGAGTGGGATGCCTGCGGGCGGTGGCAATGGGGACAAGGTGGGCTTTGCTGTAGAGCAGCTGGACACCGAGCGCCGACAGCTTCAGAGGATGGAGACGGACCTGTGCAATTTGCGTGTTGAGGCCACCCGGCGGGCATACTGCCTGATGGCCGAGCCGGAATGCGCCGAAGCGATTTGCGAGCACTATGTCATAGGAAAATCTCACAAGGAAATCGCAAAAGAAGTCGGCGTGTGCGGGGCAGATGTGGTCTACCGGCGAATCAAACGCGGATGTATGGCCCTGGCCGAGATATGGGACGAGTTTTCTGACGTGCAAAGTGTACAACATGCACAAGAAAACACAGCGTGATTTTGGAAGGGGTCAGCTCTTTTCAAGTCTGTAAGCTTAGATGTAAAATTCTAATAAGCGGTTCAGCGCTAAGCGGTAGCCGCTTGCCACGCAGCCTCCGAAACGGTTCCTTCCTTGTGACAGGTTTTCATGCTTTCCTGTTCTCCTTCACCGTTTTGCGGGCTGCTTCTATGCGATACACTGACACAAAGGCAGCTTGTCGCTCACGAGAGACAAGAGGCGGTTCGATTCCGCCGTATCGCACCGTATGGCGCATGGACTCATCCCCCACAAAGCTGCACGCTTAACCTCCCGTGCCACGAGAGAAAGCTTTGAATCCCTGAGGGTGTGGGTAGACTTCCCGACGGGATGTGCGTCAAACAACAGCCCTGGCGGAGAACCAGGGCTGTTTTATATGGCCGCCTGAGCGCAGTACGGAGCGCGAGTCAGCTGAGATATTGCTGGCTGGTTCGAGTCCAAGGGCGGTGTTTTATACTCCGGTAGCTCAAGTGGTAGAGCGGCGGTCTCCAAAACCGCATGTTGCAGGTTCGAGTCCTGCCGGGAGTGCTTGCATGATCTGACGAGAGCGGGGAGTGCAATAGCGGGGCATCCGGCCGCGAAAGTTCCGGGTGCAGAGGCTTTGCACCCGACAAGCAAGGCCTCTTATTTTGATATTTTGACCGTTCGGATTTTCCGGGCGGTTTTTCTTTTGCATGAGTTTAGAGAGGTGGTGGCGGTGGGCGCACGGCGGCTGACAGATAAGCAAAAAAAGAAGATCGTTGCGGACTATGTGCAGCTCCAAAGCTACCGCGCAGCCGCAAAGCTGAACGATGTTTCGGACGCGACCGTCAAGAAAGTCGTAAAGGAAGACCCGGAGAGTGCGCGCTTGTGCGCACAAAAAAAGCGGGAAAACTCGAAGGACATGCTTTCTTACATGGAGAGTAAGCAAGGGGAAGCACAAGAGCTTCTCGGGCTGTATCTGAAAGCGATGGCGGACCCGGACAAGATTGCGGAAGCAACACTGCCGCAGCTGTCAACGGCGTTCGGCACCATCGTGGACAAGTTTGCCATGCTGGGAGATCAAAGCAGCATAGAAGTCCCGGACGATGGGCTTGTGGAGGCACTGAGCGCCGCCGCTGACTTCAGCCCGCCGGATGACGTGGAGATACTGCCAAAGGAAGAGGACGAAAATGCGGAAAAGTAACGGCTTTCGCTGGAAAGCCCTCAGCCAGCGGCAAAAGCAGGTCCTGAGCTGGTGGACGCCGCAGAGCGCATACAGCGGCTACAACGGCATCATTGCCGATGGCGCCATCCGTTCGGGCAAGACCTTTGCCATGAGCTTTTCTTTTGTCCAGTGGGCCATGACCTGCTACAGCGGGCAGCAGTTTGCCATGTGCGGAAAGACCATCGCCAGCTTCCGGCGCAACGTGCTGGGAACGCTCAAGCAGCAGCTTGCGGCCCGTGGTTACAACGTCAAGGAGCACCGGGCCGAAAACTGCATGACCGTCAGCAAGGGCGGCAAATCTAACGAATTTTACTTTTTCGGCGGCAAGGACGAGAGCAGCCAGGACCTGATCCAGGGCATCACCCTGGCCGGTGCGTTTTTTGACGAGGTGGCTTTGATGCCGCAGAGCTTCGTCAATCAGGCCACCGCCCGCTGCTCTGTCACCGGGTCAAAGTTCTGGTTCAACTGCAACCCGGGCAGCCCACAGCACTGGTTTTATCTGGAGTGGGTGCGCAAGTGCCGTTCCCGCAAGATGATGTATCTCCATTTCACGATGGACGATAACCTGTCACTTGCCGAGGACATCAAAGAGCGCTACCGCAGACAGTACAGCGGCGTTTTCTATCAGCGCTACATTCTGGGCCTGTGGACGGTGGCTGAGGGCCTTGTCTACGATATGTTCGACCGACAAAAACATATCATCGACAAGTTGCCGGAGCTGTCCCCGAAGAGCGCCTATGTGGCGTGTGACTTCGGTACTCAGAACGCAACGGTGTTCCTGCTGCTCCAAAAACAGGCAGATGTAGACCGCTGGATCGTCACCCGGGAGTATTACTACAGTGGTCGAGAGCAGAAGCGGCAAAAGACCGTGGGCGAGTACGTCACAGATCTCAAAGCGTGGCTGGATGGACTGAAACCGGAGCGGGTCATCGTTGACCCCTCTGCCCTGCCCCTGATTACAGAGCTGCGCAAGAACGGCTTTACCCAGACTCCTGCAAACAACGACGTTCTGAGCGGCATTCTGGACGTGCAGACCATGCTGCAGACCGGGCGGCTGAAGATATACAAAGACTGCAAGCACACGCTGGAAGAGTTCGGCGTATACGCTTGGGATCCAGATAAAGACGACACCGTGCTGAAGGTCAACGACCACTGTATGGACGCCATCCGATATTTTGTGCGCACGAAGCGCCTTGTGAAACTGAGGGATTGATTTTGAGCACTGTATACACATTCCAGACCTTTCAGCAGGCGCAGGCCGCCGGGGAGCAGCCTGATTTTGTCCGGCGGTTCGTGCTGCAGCACTGCGCTTCCGGCCCTTACAGGATGGC